CTGCTGCGGGTTGAGTTGTTTTTTTGCAATTTCGCTAAATATACTCCCAACCATGCTGGGGTTGTTTTCTGCCAATGCTGCCAGGCGGGGATCAATTGTTTTTAGGTATTCAATGCTTTTATTTGTCTGCGCTTGCGCCTTGCGTTCCTCAAGTCTGTTTGCAACAAGCTTCTGTATTGCCTGGGTTTGGTTTGGATTACCTAAACTCATCAAACCAAGTGCCAACCTATCTCTGGCGTTTTGGTCTTGGCCTGACAGCGCATTACCGATACGACCAAACTTGCGCTGCAAGCCTTGACCGATGTTTGCAAGCAATCCCATTTGCTCAGCCATTTTTAACTCCTTAATTTATAACGCAGCAAACACGCCTAATATATCTAAGATACCGGGCTTGCTTGATGTTGTGCTAGATTCTGGCGCTGGCGCTGCACCCAACGCAGCAAGTGGCGCGGATAAACTCTGCATTGGGCTGTTTGAGTAACCCGCGAAATCACCCCTGGCGGCGTCAATGAGCTGCTGCTGTTGCATTTGCTGTAGCAAGCCTTGTTGCATCATATCCTGGTTAAGCGTGCGACCCATGTTAAAAGCTTGGTCGCTTAGACCGCCTAACTGCCCGGCAAAGCCTGCACGCGCAGCACGATCTGACATTGCGTTGCTCATGGCGGTGTTGTAGCCCTGCATACGTAGTGGAGCAATTGCGTTTGCTGCCATACGGCCATACTCAGCATTAGTAACACCCTCGGCCACGCCCTGCCTTGACCCGCCAAAAGCATTTGCTCTCGTTGCAGCCGCGCCCATGTTGTTAATCGTCATTTGCCTCTGGCGCTCAATATCGTTCTGCGTGTTGTTAATTACGTTTTGCGTGTATGGGTTCATGTACGCGCCAACGTTTAACGGTTGAGACATTGCGCCCGAAACGCCGCCCATCGCGCCTTGCAAACCTCGTGACGCAGCTTGATTTACGTTAAACCCTGGCTGCGGCGGTGCGATAGGCGGGGGCGTTGTGTTAGGAGGGGGTGCTGTGTTAAGCGGGGGTATTGGTAGTGGATTTACTGGCTGTACTTGACCGCCGCCCTTTGATCCTTGGCCTGCCATTATGTTGTCACCTTTGCTGCTGCGATTTTTTCTATGTCTTTGAGGATTTTGCTGCTTATTCCCGTAATTTCTTGGAATCTACTTAGATCGCCGCCGTACTTACCCATGAAGCTATCAACGTAAGCGCCTAAATTGCCATCACGCGCAGCTTTGTCTAAAACCTTGCGAGTGTCTTTGATGCCACCTTTCCCTGTGGGCACACCTTTTTGACTTAGGCTTGCTTGGTCTGCGACTTGTGTAGTTGTTAAAGTTCCGAACTGTCTTTGCAGCGCCATTGTTTGATCTCCAGCTAACTGAGCGCCAGTGTCTATCAATTCCTGACCGCCAACATTTTGTATTGCTGCATTTAACTCGCTTGCCCTTCGTTGCGCTGAGTTTTCGGATGAAGCATTCCTAGCCGTTATTTCATTTGCGAGTCTCTCTTGCGTGGCTGCACTTGTTGGGCCGAATATGCTTGATAAAACGCCGCCAGGTTGCTCGGTGTAGCCTGCTGCTGCGGCAAGGGCAGGGTCAACTTGGCCTCCGCCGTACCCCACACTTACAGTTGAACCGAACTGATTTGTTGCAGTGTCGGAAGAGCCTCGTTTGCTTGGGTCTGCGTAAGTTGAAAAGTCGTAGCCTTGGGTTGATAGACCTAAAGGAAAGTCGGACGCAGAACGTATGTCTGGCCCCTCAGTGTAAACTTCTGGATTCACCCCATAAGCCGCTTCCATTGCAGCTAAACCCTCTGCGCTTGGGTCAAGCGTGCCGACGAATTGATTGGTCAACTCGCTTTTAAATTGTGGGCCTTCGTTGTACATGCCCTCATTGTTGAGATAATTTATGTCAGGATTGTAAAACTGATACTCTTGTCCAGGCACGTTTGGTATTTCAAAACCAGTGCCTATTAAATTTGCGTTTAAGGCGTCCAAATCTGTCTGTGCAATTGCATCACCTGGATTGGCATTACTAATAGACACAACTTCTGGGTTTGGGTTTGGCCCAAAAAGGTTTGAAAAGAATGGAATAATGGGCTCTTGAAACTCTGTCGGTATGTACGGAAGCTCTGGAATATCAACGCCACCACCGCCACCGCCGCCGAAACCGCCACCGCCGTTGCCACCTCCACCACCGTTGCCGCCTCCGCCGCCTCCGCCGCCGAAACCACCGCCGCCACCGCCGTTGCCACCGCCAGTGCCCCCGCCAACAGTGCCGCCATCGCCGGGTAAAACTGGGTTCATTGGGTCGTAAGCTCCAGAAAACGGATCAATAAACATGCTGTTTATAGCGTTAAACTGGCCTGGTCGAGCCGCCGCAAATTCATTCATTGTTTGATTAAAAATAGGCGCGGCAGAGTACCCACGCACGCCGTTTGCGTATGTTGTTGGTTCACTCATTCCGCCATAAATATCTGCGCCCATCGGAGTGCCTAAACCAAATGCGTCAGCCGCTTGCGCAGTATTGCCAAACGCGTTCATTTGCATGGGTGAGAAAGCCGCGACTGTAGGCCCAAAGCTTTGCGGCACGTAACCGAGCTTGCTAACAAAGTCTGCGCGTTGCAAATTGTTCTTTGCTGCATCTTCAATGTATTGCGGTATTTCTACGCTTGTAGATGATCCACCTTTACCCATTTATATCTCCTTAACGTAGCTCGTATGCATTGGTTCCCATCCGTGTTTTGCTAATGGTTTTTTCCACCCAAAACGGCCTGTCATGTTCAATGCTGTGCATCCTTGCTGTTTTGCCCAACTTATTACATCGTCGTGCATGCTCAAAATTTCGGTGAGATCGCCACCACCAAGGAAAATATTGAGCACCTTTTTTTTCGGGTATTTTATGATCTCTGTAACTAGGCAGCTTTTCTCGGCAGGCCACAATTGCATGGTGCCGTTATGCAAGCCCTCGTAAATATCAATTATGTCATGGGTGCCGCCGCTGTATGTCAAAGCTGCTTCTATGTGAGGCTTGCACCGTTCAAACTCAGGATGCATCAAAACGCACCTCCGCTTAAAGCAACGCGCTTCCAAATATTCGTGCTTCCGTCATGGCTTGCCGTGCAGATGTAGATGTAATTCGCATCCCAACTAATTAACCCAGAGGTATCGCCGGAAGCCCCAACGCTCGACGCAGGCACCGACTGCTTAACGACAACCTCCTTAAAAGCACCAGATTGGCTCACCACTGGCTTCACGGTGCTCCGATTAAACATCAGATAACCATCTTCCTTTGCCGTTTCATCGCCAACTTGCTGCACGATGGCCGATCTGGTTTGACCTAAGTAGGTCATCAATCGTCTTGCCCAAGTTTGCCAATCATCGCCGTAGGGTTGCGGGGCTTGATACTGTGCGCTCATCTACGCCCACCAGTTGCAACATCAACGCGATTAATTCCCACACGCCAATCTGAGAGCCTCTGACCCTCGACGCGCATACGAATTTGCCGACCAGTAAATCTTACGCTTGTAGGGTTAGAAAGAGAGTAGGGGCCGTAGCTACGCTCAGTGCCATTGGGATAAAACCTAGATTTAAACACCGCGTTTACATCGCCTTGCGTTTTTTCATCAGGAATAAGCTCAGTCACGCTAACAACGTTATCACCAGTGCCAATTCTAAACGGGCCACTCTCAGCGAAAGGCGTAAGTGAACCATAGTCAAAACCCACCTCATGCTCGTAGAGTTTACGGTCATCAGCGTCGAACATCATAGGTTGACGAAACGCGCCACGGTCAACGCCTGCCGTGCGTGGCAAGTTTCCGATATACCAAGTGTTTTCCATGTAGTTAAACACGACGTATCGGTCATTCTCTGTCGAGCCATTGGAAGGGTAAAACCACCAAACTTCACCAAACATAGAGTTTGACATGCCAAACGTCTTGCTGATTTGCGCTTTGTTTATGTCGCTAAACACGTAGTCGCTCACGTCAGAATTAATCTCGCTAACGCGACCACCGCCGTAAGTAAAAAATGAATTAACGCCCATCCAGAAAGCTCCGGCGTCAACCACAACGCAAGCCTTTGGCGCGGCTAAACCGCAAGACGTACCAACCCGCTCAATGCCATAGACATATGGTGGGCCTTGGTAGTTTGCTGCGTGGGCGTCTCTAGTTGTTAGAATTAACGCTTGGCCTTGCACGTTCACGCCCGCCATAATCTGACCTGACGTGTTTAACTCTAAATCGCCCGCCTCGTTGGTTGCGGCAGGGGTCCAGGTATTATTAGCTTCGCGGTCAGACCATTGCACCTTTCGAGGGTTGCCGCCTGCGCCCAACGCAAAAAGAAAACGCTCTTGCGTTACTAGGATTGCTCGGTTGCTCGTGGGGGCGTTGCTCAACAAGGCGGCGGCAGACCCAGTGCTTAATTGCCACTCATATATTTTGCCGTCATCAGAATTATTGGCAAGTAAGAACTCACCAAAAGGCTGCAAGTGCCAAGTTGTTGCCGGGTCAATTCTCGCAAAGTCTGGCCGTGCAATACCGTAACTATAACTGCCGTAAAAACTACCGCCGTAGCCAGTAAATGCGTTGGCGTCTTCCCTGCCTGCCGTTAAGCCGGAAGGTGTAATGTCATGCTGTATGCCTGCTTCGGTGTATGCATAAAGCTTGTTGTAGCTTCCGGCAGCAATAAAACGTGTGTTGTTGTTGGTAATCCAGGTCAACATGCCACGCACCTTTGCCGCGCTTGCCGTGTTTGATCTTTTACGCCAACCGCC